GGCTGACCCGCGCAACCGTGTACGCCTGGCTCCGCGACTAGGCGACCATGCGGATGGCGCGCGGGCGGCCCGGGAGGGGTGAACCCGGAGCCGCCCCGCGACCAGCCCCCGCATGGGGGGCTACTCGGCCGGCGGGCCGAGCCTTGTCCCGGCCGCCAACCCGACCGCCTTGACGACGGCGAGGCCTCCGGCGACGGCGGCGATGAGCCACGCGTCACGGGTCAGGCCGGTGATGATCAGCGACGCGGCGGCCGCCTGGACGAACGTCCAGATCGACCGCTCGGAGAGGTCTTTGAGGAACGGGGTCATGGTGTCTCCTTAGAGTCGGGTGATGAGGAAGGCGAGGAGCACGTTCGCGACGAGGAGGAGGACGGCTAGCCCGCCTGACCAGCGCCAGACGGTGCGGCGGAGCGCGTCGACGTGCCCGTTGATGCCGTTGAGTCGCCGTTCGTGCTCACTGACTGTGTGCGTGATTTCTCCTCTCCACAGGTCGATGTTGTTCACGGGCGGCGCCTCCGGCGGACGGTGACGACGCGGCGGCCCCGCTCGAGCTGCCGCCGCAGGATCGCGATCGCCCGGTCGCGGTTGCCGCCTATCCAGACGACGTGGGCGCGGGCGTCTTCGCCGCGGACGACCTCCCAGAGCTTCCGCGGCTGCGTCGGCGGCGGCTGCCACTTGAGCAGGTCGGCGACGCGGGCGGCGCTGATGACGGTGGCGACGCGGGAGAGGCTGTAGTCGGTGTCCATGACCCTGTGGGCCTGGTTGCCGCCGCGGCCGACGAACGTGCCCGCATCCCGGTCGATCGTGACGAACGTGGTGATGTGTGTGCCGCCGTGGAAGAGGGCGGCGTCGCCGGGCCGGGCCTGCGCGAGCGGGATGGTGAGCCCGAGGTTGCGGGCGTGACGGTCGAGGATGTAGACGGAGGCGGTGCGTTCCGGGTAGGGGTGCCCGAATGTGACGGCGACGGCGCGTTGCCATTCCGCGACGCACCATTCCCACCCTTGCTGGCCGGGGCTGGGGACGCGCAGGTAGGTGAAGCGCTGCGCTTCCCGGACGCACGGGCCGTTGTTGGAGCCGATGGGGGCTTCGACGCAGCCGCGGCGTTTCGCGAGGGTGGCGAGGATCGCCTGGCCGGGCTTGGCGGGCTTGGCGGGTCTTTCGGCTGTTGCCGGCATGATGGTGTTCACCTCCTGGGGGGTTGGTGGGGCGGGGGTTGCGATGGCCGCGACGGCGGCGGCTAGTAGGGTGGCTACGGCGCTCGCGCCCGCCCCCAGGTCGGGTTACAGGGCGCCGCCGTCAATGCAGCTGCGATTCGGCGACGGTGAGGCGCACGTGCGCCTCCAAACGGTTGAGGTAGCGGCCGCGGATCCCGACCTCACGGAGGGCGCCGCGGATGACGAGGGGGACGACGGCGTAGTCGGCTGCGCCGAGCCCGTCGCTCTCCCCACCTTGGGCGGCGGTGACGTCGATCAGAATGCTCGTGTAGATCGCCCAGCCTTGGGTTACGGCGGCGTCGAGGTGACGCTGTAGCCGGATGCTGCGGTCGAGGCCTTTGCAGTACGGTTGCCACAGCTCGACGCGGGGGCCGGCGGGGGTGTTGTCCCACCGGCTGATCGTGTCGACGCACGTGACGGGGATCGGGAGCTGCGCGTTGAGCCGCTGCTCCAACGGGGTGGCGGCGGCGGCTGGGGTTGTGAGGGCGAGGGCTGTTGCCGCGGCTGCGGCCACGGTGGCTAGGCGTTTCACGGGGGCTCCCCTTTCGCTAGGTGCTGGTCATGCGCCGAGGTAATGGAAGGCGGCGCTCGATGTGTCCCGGAGAGAGCCAACCCCGGCGCCGTCTTTCCACATGGTGATCTCGTAGTAGTCGCTCGCGACCGCCGCGTCCCACGCCCACACCGTGGCCACCGCACCGACGCCGGAGACGATCTTCAAGCTCGCCTGGGCGAGGTAGGTGCTCCCGTTTTTCCGCACTCGAACCACTATGTTCTCGTCGGTCCCAATCGAGATCGCGATGTGACCGGATATCTCTATCTTCCCTGCGAGCGCGGCCGGCACCGTGAACCGGCCCGTGTTCGTCGCGGTGTCGTGGATCGCGTCCGTGTCCCACTCCTCCGTATCCCACAGGGCCACGGTCTCCGTTGACGCGGAGAAGGTCTGGCCGGTAGACCTGCCAACTCGGCAGCCGCGATACATGCTGGTATTGAGGAAATCCGGGTTATCGCGGAGCATCGCGTTGAAGTCGGCGGCGTCTGGGGTGCCCGCCCATGTGATCGGGGTCGTCCACGTCATCTACACGCCGCCGATGCTGGAGATCGAAAACACGCAGCGGCGAACGCCGGGGATGTTGCCGGCTATTTGCCACACCACACTGGATGCGTCGGTCATCACCGCGTATTCGTCGCCGGCCGCGGCGGTGGCGGCGACGGAAGCCACCCCCCCGCCGTAGTCGGTGTCCGCGCACACAGGTACGGCGCTCGAGATAGCCGATCCGTTCTGAAGGATCCAGACGCTCACGCCGAGAGGAGGCGTGCCCGTCACGGGCTTCGCGACGATCGCCAACGCGATTAGCACGCGTTCAGCCCGCGGTGATCTGAGGTGCGTTTCGCTGCCGACGTAGCCGCCCGTGTCGTGATACACCCGCGGCCATCTCATCAGGGACGACGTCCCGGCGGGGATTGAGAAAGCGCTATCGACACCGACTGCGGCGCCGCGCAGGAACGGGCGCTGCCCATGCAGGTAGGTGAGGTTGTCGCGCCCGTACACGTTCAGCATGTGCGCGGTGACAGTGTCCCCGTCCGTGAATGTCGGGGGGGTGGCGTAGCTGAGCGCCATCTATTCCCCCTCGATGACCCGGATCGCGAAGAAGTAGCGGCGGTCGGCGACGGTGTTGACGGCGCTGCCGCGCAGGTGGAACGCCTGGAACTCGTAGTAGTCGGCGGCGGAGGCGTCGTTGTCGATGGTCTCGATCGCGATCCCGTGCTGGTCGGCGCTGCACGCCCTGCCCCACCGTGTCTCGACGAGCACGTCCGTGCCGTTCTTCAGGACGCGGCATCCGCGGGTGTTCTCGTCCGTCAACGTCTCGAAGCCGACGTTGCCGACGATGCGGGCGAGACCGCTGGCGCCGGCGGGGATCGTGAGCCGCGTGTTGTTCGTCACGGTGTCGTGGTAGGCGGCGGTGTCGAACGCCTCGGACGCGTACTGGAGCGACGTCCACGTGTTGTTGCTGATCGACTGGGCGCCCGATTGGTAGACGAGCGCGCCTGCGAACTCGCCGTACAGGTAGGTGAGGTTGGGGCTGATGTAGGTGTTGAGCCAGTCGTCCATGTCGGCGATTGGTTCACCTACGGGGACGGGTGGGATAGTTGTCCAGGGCATGGGTTAGTAGGCGACGTAGGCGGTGTCGGCGAGCGAGTGGGTTCCGAGCTCCCACCAAGTGGTGGTCGTGTCGGCGGGTGACAAGTCCATCATGAGCCGCCACCCGCCCGGAACCACGTCCTCCTGTAGCCCCTCGAGGTGGGCGCCCTGGTCGATCGCCGCGCCACCCCCCGGCGGGCGCCGCTTCACAGTGAACCGCACCCCCACGTCCGCGGCGAGTAGCGTCGCCACGTTCGCGCTCGTCATGTTCCCCTGCTCCGCAAGCAGCACCTCCAATTTCGGCAGCCTCAACCTGGGATCCCGGTAGCGCCACACGAACAGGCTGGCGAGCGCCGCAGCCTCCCCCGGGTACGCGCACAACGACTGGAAGTCGTCGCGCCGCGCCGGCCAGTACGCCGTCTGCGACGTCGAGTCCGTCGTTTCCTCCCTTGTCCCGTCCGCGGCCAACACCGCCGCCCGGTTCCACAGGCGGCTGTCATCCAACCCGGCGACCAACGAGGGCCGGTACGGGATCTCCCCGGCCCCGGCGTCCCCCAGGGTGCCGGAGCTCGCAAGGTCGCGGCGGTGCTGCGCGTTATGGAACGTCACCTTCCCGTCGCGTGACACGAACAGGTAGCCGCCGTCCGACATCGCGGCCTGCCGGCAGTGGGCAAGCGCCCCAACCGTCTGCGACTGCTCCCCCTCCGCCGGCACCGGCACCTCAGCGCACAGCACCTCCGACGTGTCCAGGTCACGGTCACCCGCGGGCACCCCGATCTCGTCAAGCACCCGGCCGATTCGGGCGGTCACCGTCTCCTCCGGGTACCCGTCCAAGGTGACCTGCGCCCGGTTGAGGATCATCCCGTAGTCGGCGCAGTCGAGCGTGACGACGGCGTCGGCCTGGCCGGGCCAGCGGACGTCGATGCCGCGGACGAACCCGGTGACACGGTCGTACACGGTGCCGCCCCACTTGGCCTGCACGCGTATGCGTTTCCGGGGGATCACGTTCGGGTAGAGGGACGATCCCGCGTAGAGCGGCTCCAACTCCCTGTCCGCGTTGCCCAACACGAGGGTGAACGTGCCGGTCTGGAACTCGTCTAGCTCGGTCTGCCGGTAGAGGCGGGCGTGGTATTCGCGTAGCCGGGCAGTGACGGACTGCCAGGAGGGGGTGCCGGCGGGGTCGGTGCCCCAGGACACTTCGACGCTGATCGACGGGGCGTCGGGGTGGACGGAGGCCCAGACGCGGGGACCGGTGAACGTGAGCGCGACCGCGGTGTCGGTCTCCGTTGCCGGGGTGAGGGTGACTTCGATCACCCCGGCTTGGGTGAACGTGACCGCGACCGCGGTGTCGGTCTCCGCCGCAGGCGTTAGCGTCTTCAAGATCGTCTTGACGACGGCGAGGGTCTGGGCGGCGTCGGTCTCGGTCGCCGGGGTGACGGTGACAAGGTGCGCCCCGCCGGTGACGGTGAGCGCAACCGCCGCGTCTGTCTCCGCGGCGGCGGTGACGGTAACGTAGATCGGCTTGAGGACGGTGAGCGCAACCGCCGCGTCCGTCTCGGTGGCGGCGGTGAGGGTGACTGAATGCGCGGACGCGGCGGCCTGGAGGACGACGCAGATGGCGGCCCAGGCGGCGGACCCGTTCGACGTGCAGTCGGCGCTGTAAGCGGCGGCGCCCGAGACGACCTTGTACTCGAGCATGCCGGTGCGGGCGAACGCGGACGTGACGCCCTGCCGGAGCTTTGTGAATCCGCTCCCCTGCGTGAGCGTGCGCGATCCGGACTGGCCGAACATGCCGATGACGAGCCCGGCGGCGCTGCTCGAAGTGCCGGTGCTGCCAGACGCGGGCGCGTTATCTGAGCCGGTCGCCGAGATGTCCACGTCCGTCCATCCCGTGGTGTCGCCGCCGGTCCACTCGTCAACCCAGGCGACAGCCCAGGTGGCGTCGGCGGACAGCGTAACCGAGACGGTGGCAGGCGACGACGACGCGTAGCAGGACGCGACCGAGATCGCGACCGTGGTCGCGTTCGCCACCGTCTCATGCACCGTCCACGTGTTGCCGGCGCTGTCCGTGACGCCGGTGACTACCCGGTCGCCTGGGCAGATCACCGCGAGCGTCAGGTGCCGCCCGCTGGTTCCGCCGGAGCAACTGACGTCGAAGGTCGAGGTCGGGTCGGCGTCGTACGTGCCGAGCAGGAGCGAGTGGGCGACCGCCACCGGCTACCCCTGCCGACAGAGATCGAGCGCCGCCTGCGCTTCCCCAAGCCGTCGCAACGCAGCCTCAACCGCGTCCTCGGCGACGTCCACCGCGATCTCCGCGTCCGTGACCGCCTGCTCGAGCGCCGAGCAGTCCCGCGGCGACACATCCTGGAGCGACGCGCCGCGGCTGAGCGGCCCGAACCACGCCGTCTGGATCCCGCCGCTGTGGCCCCGGTAGACGCCGACGCGGGGACGGACGGGGTACCGGGCGGTGTAGCGGTTCGAGCCTGTGACCTCCCCCATCAGCACCCCGTCGCGGAACGCCTCGACGCGGCCGTTCTCGGTCACGGTCGAGACGCAATGGACGGCGATCCGGACGGGCCGGTCGATGGGGAGCGGCCCGAGGTCGCGCATCTCACGCTTCCCGTCCTTGTGGCGCATCTCGAGCCGAAGGCTCGTGTTCTTCGCGACGATGCTCCACGGCGGCGGCTTCCCTACCCCGTCCTCATGCGCCTGGACGAGCACGCACCAATCGGCGGCCCCGCCAGCGAACCCCTCCGGCAGCTGCAACGTGACCCCGTACCAGTGGTCGTCCCCGTCCATCGCATCCCACGGCGACTGGAGCTCCGAGCGGGTCTGACCCTGCGGGCACGTGACGACAAGCCCGAGCGGGCCACCCGGCTCGAGCCCCGCCTTGTACCCGTGCGACTCCCGCCAACCCGGCCAGCCGGGCGCGTATCCGAGCGTGTCAGCCATCACGACGCCCGGAACCAGTCTCCGACCTGGAGACTCGCCCGCTCCCGCCAGCCGGGGAAACGCCGGCTAGGCCGAGAGCAACTCCGGCCGATACCGCCGCAGAATCTCGATCGCAAACGCGACCCGATCTTCCACGCGGCAACCAGCCGGGTGACGCGACGACCACAACTCCAGATTCTTGAGCCGGTTGTCGTCCCGCACGCCGTTCTTGTGATGAACAGACTCATCCGGTTCGAGCAGCCGCCCCAGCGACCGCTCCATGACGAGACGGTGCTCGAAAACACGGCCCCTACTGGCGAAAGGATGATCCGGTACCCAGAGAAGGACGTAACCGTTGTGCGCTTGGCGTCTCTGCCGGATGCGGCGCGGCGGCTTGACTGTCGTGCCATGCCGTCGCCAGCGCGCGTAGTGCATCGGGCACATGCCGCCATCCCTCGCGAAACGGTCGCAGCCGTCAACCGAACACAAGGCCTTCGGCTTGACCTGACCACCCCGTTTGCCCATCGGCGTGTCTCCCGGATCACCGAGCCGTTTCCACCGGGCGTAATGGCCAAGGCACCACCCGCGCGAGCGAGCGAGCCGATCGCATGAAGCGACAGCGCAGATCCGCGCCGGCCTATCCAGAAGGTCGGTCGTTCCGTACTTCCTCTGGCGCTGGTAGTGCTTACCGCAGAGACCAAGAGCCATGACCACTCCCACGCAGCCAGCGACACGGCAGGAGCCGTTTCGCGTCGGCCTATCGGAGCCCCTACCCACATGATGAGTTTATCAAACATTAGGACGCGCGGAACCAATCTCCGGCAGTCAAGATGACATCGTTTCCGTCAGCGGTGACCGCGAACGTGTGATGCGTCAACGGGATGATGTTCGCGTCCGTCCCCGCCGTCGTGTCCCGGTCGTAGCAGACGAGCAGCCCCGTCGTGTTACTGCCCGCCGTCGGCCCCGTCCACGTCACCTCCGGCACCTGAATGTCGTACCGGTTGTCCGTGTCATTCGGGGACGGCAACGCCGCCAGCTCCGTCGCGGTCAGGGTCTTCCTGACCCAGCCGCCGCCGACCTGCTCAGCGAAGTTGCCGTCCGCCTCGACCGCCGCCAACGTGTCGAGGTCCTGCCCCTGCGCCTCCGTCCCCGACGCCGACAGCGGCACAAGGATCAGCGCCGAGTTGGTCGGGTCGTCGGACTCGACCCGGTTGTAGTACTCGACGACCCTGCCTTTCGCGATGTTGAAAACGAAATCAGCCACCTCACTCCTCCTATGCTCGTGCGCCCCACAGGGACGGGTTGCCCGCCCCCACGTGCGCGTGGATCCCGTCGTACACGGCGCGGACAAGATCGCGTTCCGTCATCACCGACCCGGCCACGTGAACGTTCACTGTCATCCCGGCGAGGCCGCCGCCGCCGTTGCGGGCGGCGATCCTGCGACTGTCACTGTTCGAGTAGACGCGGGCGCCGCGCGGCAGGGAGACAAGCTCCGGGCCCTGCTCCCCGACCAGCGCCATCCCGCCGGGGCTGACACCACCGGCCGCGTAATGCGGCGTCGACCCGGCCTGCGTGAAGATCGTCTGAACGGTGATCGAGTGGTAGCTCGGGATGTTCAGCACGGCGGCGCGTACACGGCTGAGCGCGTCCTCCGCCGTCCCCGCCCCCGGGGTACTGATCGACGTCCGCCGCGACCCGGGGATCCCGCCCGCCGCCGCCGTCACATCGTCGAGCTTCCCCTTCGCATCGACAGCACCCGGGGTCGTAACAGTGGTTTTCGCGGTCTCGGGGACCCGCAGGATCTTCTCCCGCAACGTGTCCGCCTCTTTCTGCGCCGCGTCCGCGTAAATGTTCGCCTTCGTCTCCGTCGTCCGCGGGATCTTCCCGACGCTCTCCATGATCCGGTGGGCGGCCGCGAGCGCGTCCGCGTCCTCGAGAAGCACCTTCGTTTCCGCCTCGGTCGGGATCCGCCCGACGGCGGCGGCGAACAGAACCGACGCGGCCTCCGCCTCCGTGAACGAGTCGCCGGACGTGGCGAGCGCCCTCGTCAGGCCCGGGACACCCTTCATCGCGAACTCCGCCGCCGCCTCCTGCGCCTCCGTCAGCCCCTCCCCGGTGAGCGTCCCCGCCTTCGCGGTCTCCTCCAACTGATCCTTCAGCTTCTCCATCGGGGTGCGGGTGTCGCGCATCCCTTTCGCGAACTCGCGCATCGCCTCCTCCGCCCCGCGGATCGCACCCGCCGCGTCCTTGAACGGGGAGCCGATCTGAACCTTGTCCAGCGGGGTGAGCGCCTCGAACGTGGCGGCCACAGCCCCGACGAAGTCGGCGAGCGCGTCCGTCATCCACGCGAGCCCCTCCGCGAGCGGCGCCCGTATCGCCTCCCCGATCATCTCCCCAAGGGAACGGAACGGGTCGAAGATCGCCTCGATCAGAGACCACGACCCCTCGACCGCGCCCTTGAGCATCTCCACGATGACCTCGCCGACCTTGCCCCAGTTCGCATTCTCGAGGGTGTCGTATAGCCAGCCGACGATTTTCCCGCCGATCTCCCCGGTCTTGCTGAGCACGTCACGCCATGGGATCGCTGCGATTACCGCGCCCACCCCGTTCACGATCGCGGTGCCGACTTTCCCCCAGTCGACGCTGCCGAGCGCGTCACCGACCTGGCCGAACACGTCCCGGAGCTTCGTCACGATCTTGTCCTTGACCGCGCCCCAGTCCACGCCCTCAACCCAGTCGCGGATCCCGTCGAACACGCCCTTGACGCCGTCGCCGATCTTCCCCAGCGCCTCCGACGCGCTCTCCGAGTCGATCACGTCGGAGAGGAACCCGACGAACTTCTCCGCGTACGGCATCACCTTCGACACGAGCCCCTCCGCCAACTCCTCGAACTTCGCCTTCAGGATGTCCAACCGGCCCGCGAACGTTTCCCCCAGCGCCTCCGCCGACCCGCCGAACTCTTTCGTCAGCTCCGCGAGGATCAGCTTCTGGGCGCCCATCGCGTCCCCGGACTCCACCATCGCCTTGATCTGCTCCCGCTGCGCCTCCGTGAAGCTCACCCCGACCCGCTTCAACGCGGTCAGCCCAGCGATCGGGTCGTTCAGCGCTTTCCCGACGAGGATCGCCGCGCTCGACATGTCGGTGCCGAGCGCGACGCTCATGTCGAGCGCCGCCTCCGTCGCCTGCGTGTAGATGTCGTTGCCCTTGCCTACCTCGTTGCGGATGTTCGTGAACGTGAGGAGCAGGTTCTGCCCCTGCTGGATCACGACGTCGTCAACACCGGAGAGCTTCTCCAATGCCCCGGCGTGATCGCGGATCTGCCCGGCCGTGACCTTCGCCGCGCCCCCGGTGCTCTTCAACGCGGCCGCGGTCTGCGCGTCCGCCTTCTCATGCTCGATCAGGCTCTGGATCCCGATCTTCAGGGTGGCGGCGAGGCCGGCACCGGCGGCGGCACCGGCGGCGATCGCCGCCCCGGCGAGCAGCTTCAGCCCGCCCTTCGCGAGCCCCCCGAGTTTCGCCCCGAGCGACCCGGCGGCGGAGTCAACCTGCCCGAACGCCCGCTTCAGCGACGACGCGTCACCGAGGATCCTGACCTCGATCTGTCTACTCACTCAGCGCCTCCATCAACAGGAACAGCTCCCCGGGGGTGAGCGCCCCAACCTGCCACGGGTGGATCCCGAACCGGCCGCTCAGGACTGGCGCCCAGAACCATCGGGGGTTGCAACCGGGGACGAGGTCTCCGAACCAGTCCCGCCAGAGCGTCTCCCGGTGCTTTCGCTCCCGTTCGGCCCTGGCGGGGCCACCTCCGGGGGGCCGGCCGCCGCCTCCCCATCCTGCTCGTCGACCGCGTACTCGATCGCCGCGAACTTCAACCGGCCCACCTGGGCGGGGGTGACGGCCGGGTCGTCGCGGCGCATCGCAAGCCACGTCAACGCTTTGATCACCAGCGGGTCGTTGAGGAACGCGGCCGCGGCCGGCCCGTCCTCCCAGTCCACCTCCTGCCACGCCTGCCGAAGCGGCTTCCCAAGGATCTGCCGCAAGGTGACGTGCCCGTCGAGGTCGATGTCCGAGAAGTCGAGCTCGTACTCCTTGCCGTCCACTTTCATCCGCATCGCTTCACCCCTCTCACAGTCCCGCCCTGTCGATCATCCCGTCGAGGATCTCCTCGAGCACCTCGACGACCTCCCCCTCCCGGGCGTCCAGGGCGGGCTCCAGCACCGACCGCATCTGCAACGCGCCGAAGTCGCCGCGCTGCCCGGTGACCGTGCGGGCGGACTGCTCGACCGCGACGGTGGTGCCGCGCACCCGCACCTTGAACGGGCCGATCCCGCTGAAGCGGGCGCCGAGCCCGGTCGCTTCCTCCTGCACCGGCTCCCCCGCCTTCTTGAGGTCGCCACGGAAGTCTTTCAAGCCGCCCTCGACCTCCCGGAACGCGGCCCGCACCTCTTTCAGCCCCCGGACGTCAACCCGGTAGCTCACGGCTAGGTGCCGGTCTCCTGCCGGTCGATCCCGGTGCCCTGCACGTAGATCGTCACCTGCGCCATCGCCACAGACCCGACCTCACCTGTGATCGGCGGGTAGCTGTCGATCAGGCACGCCGCCCCCACGTACCTCGGGTTCGTCGCACCCGTCGTCGTGTTCACCGGCTTCACGACCGTCTCGAACTCCGTACCGGCGCTGTACAGCCCGTTCAGGGTCGCGTCGGTCTCCGAGCTCGCGAAGTCCTGGTACAGGTTCAGCACGAACGAGTCGTCGCTCAGCCCCTGGAGTCTCCGCTGCCCCGTGTCCCCCATCGCGGTCACGTCCAGCGCCGGCTTCTGCATCTGAACCTCCACCGACCGTACGTGATCGCTGATGTCCACCCCGTTGACGGTGACGCTCGCGTTCGAGAGCATGAACTTAGCCATCCGTTTTCACCTCTTCCTCTCTCACCGGCCGCGGCTGCGGCCGGGTTGTCGGGACAGCCTCGATGTGGCCGCCACGGATTAGGATCTGTTCTCTCCACTCGGGGAGCCGCGCCTGGAACTCCGCGCCGGGCGGGTGCTCATCGACCGTGTGACGGCCAACCACCCTGTACCTCTTCGATCTCATCGCGCCCCCCGTCATGTGATGATCTGAACCGTCCATTCGCACCCGACCGCGACGCCGCCACCGGCGAGGCTGTAGCTGCGATACCCGGTCGCGGACACGACCCGGAGGTCGCTGACGGCCCCGTCGAGGGTGCGGGACGACTCGAGCGCCGCCTTGATCGACGTGGCCCCGGACGGGGCGAGGAACTCGTCGAGCCTCCGCTGCCCGCCGATGTCGCTTGTCGCGCCGGCAAGCACGACGACCCGCATCGTGAGGAGGTCGTGGCCGCGGCCCATCGCCTCGTCGTACGTGACCTCACCCGGCACCACGTACCCGCACGGCGGCGTCGGGTTCGCGAGCATGTACGCGCTCACCTGCCACCCGGTGATCGCGGAAAGGTTCTCCGCCAGCTCGGCCCGGATCGTCTCCACCGTCGCCACCTACACCACCCCGGGGTTACGGATGAACGGGGCGAGGAGCGCCGTCACGTCCGGGTCGACGCGGGGGACGCGGCCGGCGCCGCCGTCAACGCCGATCTGGACGATCCCGAGCGGCGCCATCCGCGCGCGGGTCAGGAGCCGGCTCGCGAGCAGCCCCGTCGCCTGCTCCACCGCGGGCGGCACCGCCGCCCACCCGAATTTCCCGGTCACCTTCACGGAGCGGGGGAGCCTGGGGAACGTGTAGCTGCCGCGGGGGTGAACGCGGACGATCCAGCGGGGCCACCCGTCCGCCCCCGCGTTCAACGGCTCCAGGGTGAAGTCGGTGTCCTCCGTCCAAGTCTCGTCGAACGTTCCGTCGCCGCCCCGGTCGACCTCGAGCGATGTGAGCGTCACGATGTCGTCCGTGTGCACGACAGCCGGGGAGATCGGCGTGTAGTACCTCACCTGGGCTGCGTCCGCATCCGTGTAGAACCGGCGGCCGCAGATCGCGTCCACGTCGCGGCTTGCGGACTCGACCGCCAGGCCGATGTCGTCGTCGGCGAACGTGGTGCCGGCTAGCGCGAGCGTCACCTTCAACGCGGTCGCGGTGACGTACTCGTTCGCCATCTACCTGGCCCCCCTCCGGGCAGCCCTGTCCGGCGGCGGTTTCGCGGCCGCGCCGAGCAGCCGGAGCTGCTCATCGACCTGCGCCACCCCGGACGTGTTCCCCGCCCGCAGGTAGCCGAGCCGCTCCCTCAGTAGCGCCTTGATCGTTCTCTCCCTCTGCTCTTCTGTCACATCCGCTCCCGTCCCCGGGTGGGGCGGGGCCGGCCTGGCCCCGCCCCTGCCCGTGTCAGTTGGCTACGTGAACGTCGGGGCCGCGAGACCCGTCCCGCTGATCACGCAGATCGACTCCGGCTGCCGGCCCGACGCGAACGCCGAGTACCCGTACAGCCTGAGCCGCACCGTCCCCTCGAGCGACAGCACGTCACGGAACACCTCCGCCCGCTGCTCCCCCTCCCACAGGATCAGATCCGGGGAGTGGACGACGTAGATCTCGTCCTGGTCGGTCGAGTAGGTCGTCCCGATGTTCGGGTCGAGCACCACCCTGAGCCCCGCGAACGTCTGCGCCATCCCGCCGTCCTGTGTCCCGGCCGCCTGGTTCAGCGTGCCGAGCTGTAACAGCGGGAACGTGCTCGACAGGTTGCTTGCGAGGAACGCGGCCCGCCTCGGGTGCATCAGGATCATGTCCGCCGCCCGGAACCTGCCAGACGCGATCTGCTGGATCGCGTCGTAGATCCTCGGCACGTGGTTCGCCGCCGTCGGCGTCGCATCCGTGAACGTGACGGTGTTCACGGAGCCGACCGCACGGATCCCCAGGTGCTGCCCCGACCCGTTCGTGCCCGCGAGCAGCTGCGTGTCGAGCACCGTGTCGTAGCTGTCCCTGAGACCCTGGAAGATGATCGCGTCGATCGACGGGTCCGACCGCTCCAACAGCTGGAGCGACACGTCCTGGATCCCGCCGATCGTGCGGACAGCGACGCTGAGCGTCGCCTCCACCAGGTCGGTCTCCTGCATGTTCTGGTTGTCCGCGGTCTGGATCGCGGTCGCCGGCCCCGTCGTGATCCGCGGGATCGAGATCGTCATCCCCTGCGGGGGCAACGGCCGGGAGCCGAGCGCGTTCGCGAACGGACGCCCGGCCCGGGGCACGTCCGCGTACAGCTCCCCGAGGTACAGGGGCGGCACGAACCCGCCGCCCGCGGTCGCGGTCGTCGAGATGTCACGCCGCTCGGGGGAGACCCCGGCGGCGAGCACCTCCTGGTCGTGGCGGCGGAGCCGCTCCTGCGCCCGGAAGTCCCCCTGACCCGCGAACACGAGGTCACGGAAGAACGACACGTTCTGCGTGTCCGGCCGGTACGTCGGCTCTTCCCTGCCGACCTGCACCCGCTCCTCCGGGGCCGGGGCCGGCTCAAGCGGCTGACTGTCGGCCCTTGCCCGCTCGATCCGCTCCGCCCTAGCGAGGTTCTGGCGGGTGCGCTCGAGCTCCGCCTCCGCCTCCTCGAAAGCGGCCTGCGTCTCGGCGGACTGCTCCTCTGTCGCGGTGTCCGGCAGCGCGTCGATCGCGTCGACGGCGGCACGCAACTGGGTGCGCGCCTCCTCGACCGCCTGGCGCGCGGCCTCGATGATCCTGGTCATGGTGTCGCTCCTTAGAGCTCGTGGATGAGCACGGATGCGCGTGCCCTCGCCTTCAGGCGAGCGACATGCATCCCGCCCACCGGCTGGGCCGGCGCGACGGTCTCGGCGCCCGCAGCGTCCCCATCCTCGGGGGGCTGCGCGACGCGGGGATGGATCAGCCCGGCGGACTTCGCGACGACCAGCGAACGGATCGCCGCGTCGGTCTGCGGGTACGCGGGGTAGGTGACAACGCTCACGTCGAACAGCTCTTCGACGCGGGTTACTGTCCTCCATACCTCCTCGGTGTCGTGGTCTTCCCGCCACTCGTCTGCGGCGACGGTGAACGCGAAGCTCATCTGGTCGATGTCGCCGCGGCTCATCGACTCGCGCAGATCGGCCGCCCACGATGTGGGGGGGACGCGAGCCCAGACGCGTAGCCCGGTGGCGTCCTCGCTCAGCTCGAGCGTCCCGGAGCGGGTGCGGCCGAGCACGAAGTTCGAGTCGTGGTTGAAGAGCGCCCGCACGTCCTGGTTCGCGGCGATCGGCTGCGCGAACGCGCCGGGGGCGATCTGCTCCCGGAACGTCCCCGCCCACGTCTGCAACGGCTCCGACCACTGGTTGAACACGGCGGCGTGGCCTTCGAGGGTGAGGTCGTGCCCGTTGCCTGAGTCACGCCATTCGCACTGGTCGATCCGGGCGGCGAAGGCAGAGCGAAGCCCCGCCCCCGGGGCGGCTGTCATGTCCGTCATGGTTCCTCCCTACTCCTGGGGTGCCGGGGGGTTAGGCGCCCCGCCGACCGGGGTCTGCTGCAACTCGTCGCCACCGTCGAGCGGCGTCAGGTTCTCCCGCGCACGCAACTCGTTCGCGGTCACCCACCCGCCCTGCCTGGCGAGCCGGTACGCGTCGTAACGCGTCCTGGTGTCGGGCCGCTCCAAAGCGTCCATCAGGAACTCCGGGAGAAGATCCCCCGACCCGAACAGATCGGGGTCGGCCGCGAACGCCTGCTCGATCCGCCTGAGCCGCGGAAACAGGCTGAACTTCGCGAGCCTCTCCACCTCCTGCGCCGTGTCACCGATCTCCCCCTCCTCGAGGATGCTCCGGGGCAGCCGGTAGATCCGGGCGACGTCCGCGACCCCGTAGCGCATCGACTCGACGAACTGGGCGTCGTCGAGGCTGACTGGCAGCACCTCAACGTCGGCGCCGCCACCGACCGCGGACGCGCGGTGGTGGTTGCCTGCCCCGGCGTGGCGGGCGTTCCACGCCTCGAGGTATTCCTCCGCCTGCGCCGCGTTGATCCGCTCCGGGAACTTCAACACCACCCCCGGCCTGGCGTCGTTGCGGAAGAAGTTCCCGAGGAACTCCTCCATCGCGACCTGATTCCCGAGTGTGTGGCGGTGCAGCGCGATCGGTGATAGCCCGACGAGCCCACCCTTGATCGTGGGGCCGCGCACATGCAGGATATCCGCGGTCGTGAGCCCCTCCACGACCCCGTCCCGTGTCCACACGTCGAAGGATTTGCGGCCGGCCGCGTCCCGGTAGCAGCGCACAGTCTCCGGGTCGAGCGGCACGAGCTCTGTGACGCGGCCGCGCGCCCGCAGCTTCTGCGAAAACGAGTTGCCGCACGACTCGACCCCGGCCGCCACGTCCTGGACGTACTCGGCGGGGGACTGGTCACGGTTCGGGGAGCGGTGCAGGAGATCCCACTGCCACGTGCCGGTTGCGCGCTCACGCACCCCCTTACCGCCCCGGTACACGATCACCGGGAGGCTCGCGATCAGTTCCGACACCCTGAGCACCGCGGACGCCACCGCCGGCAGCCCCGCCGCCACATCCACCGACACGTACCGGCCGGCGTAGCTGACCGCGCCGGAACGGCTCACAGGGTGCTCCGTGAACTCCTCGCCGCGGATCTCCCGGTTCCCGAACGGGGTCGCCAGGATCATCCGATCACCTGGATGAACAGCACCCGGTCGGCGGGGATCCACACCGCCCCCTCCAACTGGTGTGTCCTGTCCGTCGCCTCGAGCAGGCGCGGGGTGAGCAGCACGTAGTGGCCGCCGTGCCTTCCGGTCATCACACCTTCGATCGTGGGGCCGGGCGGCGCCTGGTGAACCCTCACGAGTCTCCTCCTCCTACCCCTCAATCTCACGCGGGCACCGGCTCCGGCGCGCGCTCGAGACCGAGCTCGGCGCGCAGCCGGTAGAACGTCTCCTGCTTACGCTTCCTCGCCAACGGCCTGTGCATCTTCCGATGCAGCACCCGCAGGTCGTTCACGTCGGCCGCGTCCGGGGTCTCACCCTGCCCCCACAGAACCGTGTCGCCGGTGCGGTAGCAGTAATGGCAGCCGTCCACGTGCAAGCCCGGGAGGGCACGGAACAGCTTCCGGTGGTTCAGCATCATGCTTCCGGGCTCCACGTCGATGACCCTCACCATCTCCGGCCACGCCTCCGGGTCGTACCGTTGGATCATCGTCACCCCCGCCACGTCCGCCCCCGTGTCGGCCAACCGTGCCCGGAGATCCTCGGGCGCGTCCAACACGACCTCGTCGGCGTCGATCACGAACAGCCAGTCCCGGCCGGGCTCGCACACCGTCAACGCGAGCTGGAACATGAGGGAGCGCTTCTCCACCTGCCCCCCGGCCCACACGTGCCTCGGCGTGTGGATCGTGTACCCGACCCCCAACGCGTGGCAGACCTCCCGGATCGCCTCCGCCTGCCCCGACTCCGAGCAGGGCTCCCCGCCGGGGAACCCGGCGTAGGCGCCGTCAACCGCGATCAGGTGGTCGCAGACGCGGGCGGCGGCGGCGACCGACGCGGACAGCCACGACGGGGACTCGTCATACCAGGCGAGCAGCCCGACGATGTTCGGGTCACGCATCGGCGTACACCGCCTCCACCTCGTCGACGAGCCAGCCGGGGTAGTCGCGCCTGAGCCGGTTGAACGGGTCGGGCTCCTCCGTCACCCCGAACGCTCCGACAACCTCCCGGTACGTGTTCAGGTTCGTCGCGGTCTTGAAGTCAACGATCTCGTGCATCCCACCCTTCCGGTAGCGGAACACCGGCTCCCCGCCGGTCGCGGAGACGGCGGCGAGAACATTCGTGTCGATCGCCCGCCGCTTCCCTGCGGGGACAGGCTCGAACCCGCACCGCTCGAGCAGCCGGCGCGGCCACACCCGTAGCCCCTCCCCACCCGTGTACGGCACGTCGAGGTACGCGATCAGCCGGCCGTCCTCCCGGACGACGGCGGCGTTACGGGTCGTGTGAACCGTCTCACCGGACGGGTCGATGCCGTGAAGGTAGTCGGGGTGGATCCAGTCGTCTGACCCGGCCATCAGGATGAACTCCGCCCCGTGCTCGCCCGCGTAGCGGAAGCCGGCGTTGACGCGGCCGGCGAGATCCTCGTTCGGGTGGGCGAGCGTGTCGAGCCCGGCCGCAGCGGCGAGCTGCCTGTTGCCGTCGCAGGCGACGACGACGCAGTGCGCGTCAACACCGCGGCCGGCCAGCTGCTCGAGCAGCATCGCCCGCTGCCGGTACACGACCTCGGCAAGTCTTTCCCGCCCGTGCGCCGGGGTGACGATCCACACGTTCACGCCGCCACCATCCCCGCGAGCGCCTCCGCCGAGCTCGGGTTCGGCCCATCCCACCGGAAGTAATCCACCCGGATCCCCAACCGCAGAAACGGGGTCTCGTCGAGGTAGCCGCGCCCGGACGGGCCCGACAGGTACACGTCGCCGCCGAGCTCCGCCACCATCCCCGCAAGCCGCACAGAGATCGGGGCAAGCTCACGTCTGCCACCGACCGCCGTCACCGCCTCACCCGAGTCGAGATGCGACTGGAAATGCCACGCCGCCCGCACCTCGAGCGCCGGCAGAAGCCGGGCGAGAACCGCGACGTTCAGCGAGACGAGCCGCCGGTACGGGGTCAGCACCTCCGCCACGAGCGGGCCGGCCGCGTCCCCGAGGTGCTGCTCGAGCGTTCGCGCCACCCGGGCACGCCAAGGCCTGTCAGCGATCCTCACACCGGCGATCGGCTCCCCATCCGTGGCCCGGTCGATCGGCACCGTCACCCACGCCCCAGCGACCCTGTTCCGGTTGATCCACCCGCCCTTCGCGAACTGCACCCGGTCAAGCCAGATCACATGGTCGGCCTGGCGGATCTTCTCGACCACGCTCATCCCCGGCAGGAAGTTCGGCTGGTGGGCGGCGACTACGACCACGAGTCCGCCCTCCGCCTCGAGTCCACGAGGTGGATGCGCCTCCCGACCGGCCCCATGTCCAAGGCCCGCCACGCGGTAACGTCCACGAGCCGCTCGTAGCGGGCGAACACGTCCGCGACGTGGCGGAACACCCTCACGTGCGACTCGGACGGGTAGGAAGGCACGGAGAAGATCAGCCGGTGCCCGCCCGGGACGCGCCCCACGAGATCCAGGTCGTCCTCGAGGTGCTCGAGCACTTCGAGGCATGTGAACACCGTGGCGCCCTCCACCGGCCCCGGCTCCCAGACGCGCAGGTCGCACACCTCGAACGAGGCATCCTTCGCGTAGTCGCGCGCCGACCGGATCGCCGCCTCGCCGAAGTCGACGCCCGACACCGGAACGCCACGATCAGTGAGCAGCCTGGCGAACCGGCCCGTCCCGCACCCGAGATCAACCACCGGCCCCGCGTCCCACGAGACCATCTCCGCCGCCGCCACGTACAGCGGCAGCCACGGGGACGACTCGAGCGGCAGCCGGCAGAGCGCATCCGGGTCGGCTGCGTCACGATCGTAGAACCGCGGCTCCGTCGTCACCGTCACCGGCGCACCACCATCACTAGGTCATTCGGCAGGTGCGCGTCAACCGTCCACGACGGTGACAGCGACGCCGCCAACTCCGCCGCCTCCCCCGCCTCCCACCGGGTGCAGGACACGTCGCCGCCCCGGTACAAGGACGCGACGAGCGACCACTCCGCCACACACCCCCACAGCCACACGATCTCCTCGACCGCCCGCGCCTTCTCGACCCCGAGGTTCCACGGGCCAACCGCGGCGACATGCTCGAACGTCACCGTCCCGTCGATCTCCCCGACGAGCGTCGACCCGGGCCGCTCCCGCGCCGCCCTCGCCAACATCCCCGGCGACGGGTCATAGCCGACGTACCCGACCCCGGGCGGCAGGAACGCCCGCAACCTGCCCGTCCCGCACCCGTAGTCCAGAACCGTCTCACCCGGCCTCGCCCTTAGATGGGCGACGCACACCATCATCCGGCGCGTCTGCCCCATCTCCGACCAGCCGGCAGCCTCCCACTCCTCAACCCCGTCCGGGGCATCCCACACCACCGCCGTCACGCCGCCACCCACGGCAGCGGCAGCTCCGACTCGGCCAGCCAGTGCGCCATCACGACCGCGACAAGCGCGTCGATCGGCTTCTCCTCATCCGCCTTCGACACCTTCCACCCGCGCGGCGTCTGCCGCCCCACCGCCGCCGACACATGCGCCGTCAACACCGGATCACCGTCGTGAAGGATCCGCCCCTCTTTCACGGCCCGGTAGAACGACTGCCACGCATCCGCCATCGGAGCCGACGACTGCGTCAACTCGACAACGACGACACCCTGCGCCGACAGATGCCTCGCCTCCGTCGCGAGATACCGCGGATCAACCGCGACCCCGCGCAGCCCATACCGAGCGGCGAGCTCATCCGACACGAACTCCTCCGCGTCCTCATTGTCCAGCCGCCCGCCGGGCACGAACACGTGATGGGCAGCCCTCTCACGGACGCTCCACACACGGGCGCGCACCTTCACCCGGCCGTCCTCGAGGGGACACGCCCACCCGATCGCCGTCGTGTCATGCGTGATCGCCGCGTCACCACCCGCGGCGACAACCGACCCGGACGGGATCCATTCCACATCCGCAGGATCGCCCGCCGGGTCGCGCAGCCTCGCCCACGTCTCCGTCGCGATCCACTTCCGCTCCGGCTGCGCCCGCCGATTCCCATACAACCTCAGCTTCGTCTGCTCATCCAGCATCGGGTCGGCCAGATCGCGGGCAAGCCGATCCCGGGTCCGCCACGGCGCAGGATTCGCCGCCACGAACGCATCGAGATCCCCAACCGTCGCGGACTCCGCTATCGCGTACCTGTAGATCAACATCCTCGCCGGCCGGTTGCGGAACACCGTCAGCCCCACATGGCGAGCCTCGATCTCCGTCGCCGGATCCTTCTGCACCCGCTCAAGCGTCTCCGCGAGCACGTTGTCGTCCCCCTCACCCTCCGTCGTCAAGAACACGACGAGCGGATCCGTTCTCGCCCCCTGCGCCGACGTCAGCGCCTTCCAGTTCTCCCGCTGCTTCGGCGTCTTCCACACATGCAACTCATCCGCCGCGACCACGTGCGGGTTCAACGAATGATTCAAGTCGCCGTCACCGGCGACCCGCTCGATCTCCCCGCCGACCGCCGGACACGAGATCACGCTCCGCAACGGCAGGAACAACGCCCTCAACAGAGACGACCCGTACAGCGGATCATCCACGAATGCGGTCGTCTGATCGAACAGCTCCCCCGCCTGCCCCTTCGACCCCGCCGCCTGAATCACCTTCGGCCGATGCTCACCATCAGCCGGCGAAGCCATATACAGCGACAACACCCCCGTCCCCGACGTCTTCCCGTTCTTCCGCGGCTCAATCAGCCCCAACGTCGAATAGACCCGCCGGCCGGCCGCGTCCACCTCGAGCCCCTCATCCAGCCACTCCCGCTGGAACAGCTCCAGCCGAAACGGAGACCCGAGATCCGGCCCGCCAGGCACAAGCTGCGTGTGACGGCAGTACGTCTCCGCGAACCGGGCCACATGCTCCCCCGCCGGGACAACCTCAAACCGCGCCGCCAAATCCGGCCTCAACGCCGCCGCCCGCGGCGACAGCCCGATCAGCTTCGCCATCTCCGCCAGCGGATCCGCCGCCCCAGCCGGCAACGACACCGCCGCCGCCGCATCCTCCTCACCCCCCTGGACGAACGCGTCAACGACATCCGGATCGAACCGGCGGACACCGCCGATCTTGAGCGACGGAAGCCTTCCGGACGCCGCCCACCGCTTCACCGTCGCCGGGTCGACGGCCAGCATCCCGGCCACGTCCGCCACCGTGAGCAGCCGCCTCGAGGCCGTCGCCGCCATCAGGGCCGCTCCGACATGCCGGGGGCCGCGAAAAAAGAGTTGGCGGGGCCGATGGGCCTCCCCCTCGCCACAATGCCCTCCCCCCCTATGGGGAGAGCGTCTCCGGCCTCCACCCGTCCGTGGCAGCTGCGGCAGAGGGTGAGGTAGTCGGGGGGGGTGGGGGTGTGGTATCCGCCGTCGATGCGGTGCGCGGTGAGGTCAGCCGTGGTGCCGCAGTGGCGGCACGCGCCGTCGCGGGCGATGACGGCGGCCCGTGTCGCTTCCCATGTCGGGTTGCCTCGCCGTCCGAGTTGGCGTGCTCGGTGCCAGCGGCGGGGGTTGCCTCGGGTGGGGCCGTGGTCGGGGCAGGGGTGGCCGGGCTGCGGGATGTGTCGGCAGCCGGGGGTTGGGCAAGGGTGAAGGATCATCGGCGGTGCCGGCTCGT